CCAAAGAGAATAGCAGCCCGACCACAGGTGTACGCCTATAACCCATCCTTAGCTAAAGGCCATCGCGTATACAACCTAATGATTAACATGCCGCCTCGACACTCCAAGTCAACCTACGCCACAGAACTGTTCCCTGCCTACTATATGGCCAGAAACCCAACCCGATACATCATGTCAGCGTCATACAACACCGAACTAGCTAAAGGCTTCGGCAGAAACGTGAGATCAAACCTAAACAATCCTGCCACCGCACAAGCATTCCCAGACTTTGGATTCTCCCCAGACTCACGAGCAGCAGACACCTTCAAGACCACACTCTCTGGCCAATACTTTGGGGTCGGGCTGGGTGGCACGACTTCTGGAAGACCTGCCACCGCATTAATTCTCGATGATCCAATCAAGTCACGAGTCGAAGCCGAGTCAGCCACTCAACGTAATACCGCTTGGGACTATTACACTGCCGCACTCACGACTCGACTACAGCCAGAACAGGACGGCTCGCCCCCGATCCAAGTGGTTTGCTACACCCGTTGGCATCCAGATGATCTTGGCTCCCGAATCATGCAGACAGAAGATTGGCGAGAAGGCTTGTGGCTCCACCTTAATATGCCAGCCCTAACCACAGTCACCTCAGATGTTCGCGCAAGAGTAGACACCCTTGATCCATCAGACCCACGCTACATCCCCTCAGAAAAGTGTAGTGCCGCAGACAAAACTCGCCGCTACTACTACCCAGTAAACCGAGTCGCCCTATGGCCAGAAAGATTTCCCGTAGAGGAACTTGAACGCCGTGAACGACTCAACCCTCGTGACTTTGCGGCCCTGTACCAACAGACCCCAACTGTCGCTGGAGGTAACATAATAAAATCTGTGTGGTTCCAGTATTACCACCCTATGAACTTAGACAAAACACAAATATCCTCGATCATCATAACGATGGACACAGCTTTCAAGAAGACAGAAACCTCTGACTTCTCCGTAGCCTTAGTCTCAGCCATGACCGAAAATGGCGACATCTACATCCTCGATGTACATCGCCACCGCATGGACTTCCCAGAACTAAAAGCATTCACCATCACCCTCAATAACCAATGGCGAGGCAAAGGACTTCGCGCCATCTATATAGAGGACAAAGCTTCTGGACAATCCCTCATCCAAGAACTGCGTCGAGAGTCAGGCGTATCTGTAGTTCCCTTCAAAGTAAACTTCGACAAGGTGGCTCGTGCCAACTCAGTCACCCCACTCATCCAAGGTGGCCGAGTCTACCTTCCCTCATCAGCAAAGTGGCTTGATGACTTCGTAACCGAATGCTCACAGTTCCCCTCTGCAAAACACGATGACCAAGTTGACGCGCTCGTAATGGCGATAGACATTCACTCACGTTCATCAGTGTCTCCACACGCTGCCACCTTTGGCGCACTCACTGGTTTCGGATCACTCCAATCCCAAGCCAACCTATCTAAGTCAAACAACACATTATCCTCATCCCTCAATTCCTCTGGCTCATGGAGTAGTTGGGGCGAAGATTAATAACTAAGGAAACCACATGAAACTTCACAACGACTTTTCGCATGACCCTATAGATGGGTACATGCCTGACAAATCAGAACCAGACTACGGCGCACTCTATGACATTCTCCATGAAGCAGGTCTTCGTGCCTCAGAATCAAAAGGTAAGGAGCGTCATTCCAATGGAAAGGCATTCACCTCTCAACCACTCTTCACTATCCAAGCTGCCGTAGGGACAGGATTCCCACTAGGCCAAGCCCTAAAAAAGATACAAGAGTCCCAGCGTTTAGCTCCAAGCCAAGCGCGTAAAGAACTCCTAGACTCTATTGTTTACATCGCTTCTGCGATTATCTATGAGGACATGAATCAAGACTAATCTGCGGCTAGGTCAAGGACGACCCAGTTAGCCCATTACATCACAATAGCTACACAGCCAGACAAGCGCATTGCCCATTGGGTAAGCCCTACACTCGCAAAAATGCTACATCATTCGTGGAAACCCTATGCTCGACTATCGCTCCAGTACACTTCAACCTAACGATGTAATTGTAGACCTCTCGCGTCACATCAATAAACTCCTCGCATACGAAGACATTTCTGACGACCTCAACCCTGAAGAAGAAATAAAACTTGTTGAGTTTGTTCGCCAAACCTCGCAGATGTCTTACGACAAAATCTCTCGCCGCTACAAACATTGGAAAGATGCTGACCGCGCACATGACGTATACGTTCCACCCGATGCAACAAAGTTCCGCGAGAAAGCAGTCATCGCTGACACACGCGCAATATCTGACACTGTACTCACATACCTTATGTCTGCCCTTGGTGGACGTAACCCCATGTTCCAACTCGAAGGACTAGACCGCAAATCACGCGAGTCTTCCGCAATACTAGAGCGACTACTACACCAACACATGCGCCGTACCGCAGGTGAAGCTCGTATTGCCCAACTCCTACTCGACTCAGTTCGCTATGGTTTTGCCCCTACAAAGATTGTGTGGAATCCACAAACCAACACTAACAACATCGTCAACTTTGACCCACGCCGTTGCTTCACTGACCCACGCGTTCAGTGGGGAGATTGGGACAAGATGCAGTTCGTAACCTTTACCGACTACTCATCTACTTCTGCCCTTCTCGCCTCTGGCCTTTACCCTAAGCTGAAAAAGTATCCAGCCCTACGCCGATCAACAGGCACTAAATCTGGATGGGATAGTCACGCCACATTAAAAGAAGACTCCAAGGGAATGAATGTCTCTCCTCAAGAGACACTAACACGAGGCTCTTTCTTCACCTTAGACTCTGCCAGAGTGACAGATGAAACATGGGTTCGCTTAAATGGCTTTGAGATTGGCGTACCTTCCATTGATCAAATCTGGATGGTGATGACTATCCTCGATGAGAAGGTAGTTATTCGCGCACAGCTCAACCCATACGGACGGCAGTTCCCAGCAGTCTTTGGCTCGCTATTCTTCGACAAGCACAAAACATACAGCCAATCCCTATACGACTTGATGCTTCCTCTACACGATATTGGCACATGGTTACTTCGCTCTCGTATAGATAACGTGCAAGCCTCGCTATCAAACCTTATCTTCGCAGACCCAACTCAAGTCTCGATCCCCGATCTCATCGACAGAAACCCTTGGGGCGTAGTACGGACAATGAATGGAGCGAAGGCAGGCGATGGTGTATTTATTGCTCAAGTGCCAGACGTAACTAAAGGCCATTGGAATGATATCCAAGGCATCTCCGAAATGAAGCAACGCCTTTCCGCATCCTCCGATGCCCAGCAAGGTATGCCCACCTCTGACGGAATACGCTCGGCAACAGAAATCCAGCGACTTACCCAGCTCGGCTCCCAGCGTCTAGGCGTTCTCTCTCGTGTCATGTCAGCAACCACGATCCGTCCCTTAGTCCGCATGATGGTATCTAACATCCAAGACAGCCTGAACATAGAAGGCTCCATCAAAATAGATGAGACAGATCAGTCCACTCTACTATCTGGCCGAGTCAAAGATTCCTACATCGACTACCTAGTAGTGGACGGCACTCTTCCAGTAGAACCTTCTCGCTCGCCAGAAACATGGATGAACATGCTTCAGGTAATGAACAAGACAGGACTCAACATGGAATACAAGATGGGCAAGATTGCCGAGGAAGCGATCCGCTCAATGGGCATCTCTGACCTTGACCAATTTAAAATCTCGCAAAAAGAGCGAGAGGAAGAAGGTATGTCTCCCTCGCAAGAAATGCAGATGATGGAGAAAATGCGAGGAGCTTCCGTTCAGCCAGCAGGCGATGTCGAAGACCAAGTGAAAGCAGGTAACTTGATCCCAATCTCTGAGGCCCAAAAGAACGCCAAGAAGTAAATAACCCTGATAGTAGAGGGACGACCCCCCTCTAGCTATATCGGACAATACCCAAAGTATTATTACATAGGCGAAAGAACCGAATGTCAAAGCCATCACCTCAACAGCTTGCAGCAGCAATTGACCCACTTATTCGTGAGTACATTGACGCGCACATGCGAAAGATGACGGCGAAGCTTACTCATACTACTGAGCAGCTTGACGCTTCTCTCGCTCGTACTTTGGCCACATCAAAAGCCCTTGAGTCCGACATGGCCAGATCAGTCCGCAATCTCAACAAGACAATTGCAGACGATCCCACATTTAAGATCACTCGCGCCAAACTAATCACCATTGCGAAGGAACTCAATCTATGAGTATTACTAGACCTCGCGGTGAACAACTTCTTTTCTCATCCAGTAAGACAGGCGATCATTCCCTCGATGCCTATTTAGAGGCTGCTGAGATTGGCAACAAAACAATCAATGAGCTACTGACTCAGCTCTACACTGATTCGGGCCTAGTCCGATCTGACCTATTTGAATTCCGAGAGTACCCTGCCTTATCTGGCC